GCGGATTATAGTTTGTACCATTACCTAAATCAACTTCATTAATACCATCAGCATCTAAGTAAACACCGTCAGGTATCATTCTTTGTAATACTTGTTGCATTTTTAAATGCGTCAATTGTACCATATCCGCAAATCCAGTACAACGGCTAACAAGTGATTCTATTCTACCTTTGTACATTCTTGGAGCAGTGATACTATAGTTCATTTTAACTTTAGTCTCATCNCTTTTTGGNCGCATCATATTTTTTGCTAATTCCCATTTAAGAACTATATCNGTACCTAAAACCATTACTCCTTCATAAAGAACTTCTAATGATCTTGATAACTTTCCAAATTGTTCCTCAAGCATTTCAACAGGTGGATCAAATTGATCGTCTCTAAGTAATACTTTTGAAGCCCCAGTTGAAGTTTCTTTAACTTTATAAACCTCATTCATATAAGTTTTAAAATTAAAGTACAATATTTGAACAACGTTCTGATCTCTATTGTTATTATAGTTGGTAGTATTACTATCCCAAACACCGTAGTTTTGAGAACCTTGTTGTTGTATTCTTTCTAAATCTTCTTGCGCTAGATTTGGGAATTGCTTTTTTAATTCATTAAGTGGCACAAACTTAACCTCTCCAACATAATATATGTCTTGAAAATATGGGTCTTCCGTATAAGAATAAACTAAATAAGCAGGGTCAACATAATCAACCACAACCCCTTCAGATTCTGTAAAGCTATTCTTAATTGCTGCAATACCTAATGTTGCTAAATCATAATATAATCTCTTTTTTGTAAGATCGTATCTATTACCATCAAGTATAGTTTTTATTGCAATTTCTTCAGCAATCTCAATACCTTGTTTATAAGTTAGTTGCATATGCAAGTCTAACTCTTCTTCAGAATCAGGTAACTTTGCAGGAGGGTTTTCAAATAAATTAATACCAAAATTCTCTTGTGCAAATTGATTTAACTGTTCTGTTTGCTTGTCTCTAATAATAGATTCAAGATATTTTGTTCTTTTACTTACGCCATATGGATCTTGAGAATATGCTTTTAATTCAAATTCTCTATCAGCAATACCATTAACTACAATATCTACAAATTTAGATAAAATCGGTACTGGCTTCCAGTCTAAGTTCAAATAAGATAAATCACCGTTTATTGATAACTCATCTTTATACTTTTGTATTGGCTGTTCACCTCTAGCATATAAACGCAAAGCGTGAAAAGTATTTTGATTACTTCTATATCTAGTTGTTCCAGAGTTACTGTCAAACCATTCGTTGGTGATTGCTCTACCAATTTGGCGTCCGTAGTCTTCGGACATCTTCTCTTTGTCGCTAACTACTTGACTTGGAAAAAAACTATTTACTACTCCTTTAGCCATATTATCTTTTTATTATTTCTGATATTGATCCGGTTTGCGCATATCTTGCAATCCTTAAATTTATTGGTGCTTTTTCAATCTTTGCGGTTGGTTTATATAAGTCTTTATTACAAGCCATTATAGCTAAACCTGAACTAATCGCCGCATCAAATTTAGTTCTGTTATTAATATCAAATTTGGCCCAGTCGTTTAAAGTGTCAGAAAAATACATTGTTCCATAATCACCATCTTCATTAAGCCCTACATATCTATCTATATACATTTCTATAGCTGCTGCGTGTGCTTGTTTAACATCTTCGCTTGAATTGGGTATACCTCCAATTTCTTTTTCTGTTACTGAAAGTTTATTCCAAATTTTATCGGGTCTATTCATAGAGTAACCTCTATAGCCTCTTCTTTTAAAATAATATAAAAGTCTTGGTTTGTTATTTTCACATAATAAAGGCATGCCATAAAACACACAAGCCATTAATACATCTTCAAAAAATATCTCTGCTGTTTGAGGTCTTGCTACATATTCTAAAAAGAATGTGCTTGGAGGAGCATCTTCCATACTAAACTTTGTTAGTCCGTGCAATGCACCTTTTGATCCTCTATTATCAGTAGTCCCGGATATATCATAACTATCGCAACCAAATGCACCAATGTGCTCATTACCAGGATACTTTATTCCGTTCTTATTTATATAATTATTTTGTAATTCATATTTAGGTACCCAGGTTATTAAAAATCTACCTTGTGGGTTTGGCGAAAAGATTACTCTTGTATCTTTAACACCGTTTTCCCATTGAAAACTACCTCTTGTTATGACGTTACTATTTTTTAAATCTTCGTTATAATCTATTTGTTCGTATATTTTAGCTAAGTTAAATATACTGTTTTGAGTTTCATCTCGGAAAGCATGTTCTTCTGTTCTTGGAAACTGTCTATAGAATTCATTTAAAGCATCCTGATCGTGTTTTAAACCATCAGATTCATTACCCCAATGTTCTATTACACCTATATCAATTAACTCTCCATACGGGCCTTCTACGGGTTTTTTTGGAGTGTTGAATACAGGTACGCCATAAGAATCAATGAATCCCTCGTAATTCCATTCCATAGGTATGAACAAACTATATAATCCTGAGCGAGTCTGTCCATTGGCGTTTCTTTTTGTGACATCTGAATTTTCATATAAACTTTTAAAATTATCACCTCCTTTGTCTAAAGAGTTTGATGTTGAACCCATCATACATTTACCAATAACTCGACTACCTAATCTTAACGTTGTTTTTGTAACCCTCCAGTTATTTAAAATGTTGTTTGGTCTTTCCCATTTACCACTCTCGTCATGAACTAAAAGTTTTAACTTTTCTCCATCATAAGCATTGTCTCCGGTATTTTTCCAGTCAATAGTTGTATCTAACCCAGTTAATATTTCAACTTTATTATTACCATCTAACTTTCTTCTTGTTAATTTAGAAGCCGGTACACGATAGGCCAACTCGGTTTTAGGACGGTCCATACCGTCTTGAATTGGTTTAAAAAAGAAAGGGTAATTAACAGAAATTGGTACAACCTTATCTGTAAACATTTTTTTAGCGTCGCCACCTGATTTTGATAATATACCATATCTTGAATCACTTGATATTGTTGCGAGGTTTACAATTTCTCCAGAAGCCATAAACGAGAACCCAGAACGTCTGTTCTTAAGATAACACATTCCATAACATCTTGAATCTGCTTTGCAGGCTTCCCAGAATATATAGAATAATCTATTTGATTCTCTAAACTCTGGTTTACCAACGTCAATCTTACTCCATTGGAGATACATATAATGTGAACCCGTTAAGTAAGTTGGCTGCCCATTATTATTAAACCAATGACCAAGTTCTCTTCTGTTGAACTGATCGTCAATATAAGCACCCCACTTCTCTTTAAACGGCTCCGGATAATCTCTCCAATCAAATATACTATTTATAGATTTTAACTCCTTAGGATAGTCCTGTGGAGTCCATTTATCTGTACTCTTATCTATATTAGTTGGGGCTTTAGGCAAAGCTATTTTTAAATTTTGTATTTTGTATATTTCACCTATTTGCCCGGTCTTGCTTATAACAACAATATCGTATTCTTTATTGTACCCATAAGCCCATTTCTTTGCTTTGTTTAATCTAGATATTGTAGTTTCTCTTATTGGCGTTATTACGCTATATAATGATTGCTCGTACATTACTTAGATCTTTTTTCTGCAAACCCTGTAAATTTCTTTTCTTCAGTATCTGCTTTTGGTCGTTCTTCCAATATCCTTTCCTCTTCTTCTATCCTGCTTAGGATTTCAAATGCATCGAATATTGCTAACTTTTTTGTAGCGGCTGCGTTCTTAAGCCTGTCTGCAGATATATCATCTGATCCGTCAAGAATTTTTTCTTCAGCTACTTTTATTAATTCCTCAACCGCCTTTTGCCCAGCTTGGATTATATTCTTCTTCGTCTCCTTGATATTCATATTCAATTGTAATTAAATTTGTGGGTACTCGGTATAACCTCTGCCCTTCTATTATAAATTCATATTCCATACCAGGTTTGAAACCAACTAAAGCCCCCGGTTCAATATTATCATTGCCATATTTTACAACTCCAATGCAAGGTCTTTCGTTATTATCATCAAATATATTTTTAGATTTTAATGGTTTAATAAAACAAAATTTGTCTAATGCTTTCCATTTGCCTTCGCTTTTATAAGCATATATTTGATCCGGATGAACTATATATAAATCTTCTGAGTAATAGTTTTTACTGTTTTTCTCAACGCCTTTGATGTCTCTAAATCGTCTAAATACATTATGATGCAATATAACCTCATCGCCTATTGACATATTTGATTCGCCGACTAGTGGTAAGTTTATTACGATGCCTACTCTATTTGTATATTGATGGTTTTGTAATTCTGTATTTAATAGTAACTCTTGCCCATCAACTTCTATGGTTCCTGTAGTTCTTTGCCCTTTAGGAGCAATTAGATAATTAAATATGCTTGTCATTTTAATATGAAAGATCGTATTCAACAGAAATTGCCATGTTCTTATTAAAGTCTTTCCACGGCATAATAATATCCCCTTTCGCTATATAGATAGAATACTTATCTTCTTCTTCTATTATAGTAGCTATAGTATGACCGCCATACACTTCCTGATTAACAGAATAATGCATGGCGTCATTTTTATAGTCTTTA